AAGCCTGAGCTGGAACATGGTCGCCAATGCCGGGATCCCCACCGCCAGCACCAGGCCGATGCCGGCGATCTGGGCGAGCCGGGATTCCAGGGCGCGCTGGCGGCTGAACAGTGCGTCGAGATCCTTGGTGATCCGCGTCACGTCTTCCTTGCGCTCGGCCATGATCGAAAGGATGTTGTCAATCTTGGCGCCCAGCTCAGCCAGGCGAACGTAGATCTCGCGATGGGATACGTCCTCTGGTGGCATAGCGGATACGGGCGATGCGGTCATTCTGCCGACGGCTGCAGGGAGTAGGTCGGTACGAATCCGTAAGCGACAAGAAGCCCCACCAGCTCCTGCAGCTGTGCTTCTTGTGCGCTACTGCCCGCCAGCTCCATCAATCGCCAGATCGATTCCTGGATGTCGGCCTGGTTGGCGTTGCCGTTGATGGCGTCAAGCATCTCCACTCGCAGCCTTACAGTGCGCAGCTCAATGCCTTCGCTGTATCGGCCCATCGACATCAACCCATTCCAGGCTGCAGTGCCCTTGAATGCCGTCCAGAAACCAGCGTAGTTTGGCTCCATCAGTAGACACTCTCGACATATATCTTGTACACGTTCATGAACACGGTGCTAACTGTGACGTTTGCAGTGCCGTTGCTGGCTTGGCACTGTGGAGACATCATTACCGTTGCGCCTGGAAGGTTTGCGGTTGTGCTGTTTGTGTAGGTAACTCCGTTGGTTACGTCGTCCAGCCTGAAGAAAATGGTGGCACCGTTTGGAGCGCAATACATGCTGAACTCCAGCAGTGGAGAGCCTGTCACTAGATCTGCCGTGAGGTTGATTGCAAGTGCGTTCCTGGTCGTACCGTCGTGGGTGACAAAGCTCAGCGCGCCAGATCCGGTCGATGGGTCAGTGGTGATATGAGCAAGGCCGCAATATGGGCCAGTCGGGGCATCAGTGACCACCAGCCCGGCGGTAGCCGCGGCCCCCTGCAGTCCCGAAAATAGCCGTACTGTTGCAGCGGGACAGGTGAGGCGAAATCGAGAAAAGTAGAAGAAGCCTCCCGTACTGGCAACGTTGCCCCTGAAAAAACACCTTTCAGAGTCGGTGTTAAATCTTGGCCCTAGCTGCTGGTTTGTTGTTGCGGTGACGTTTGTATAAGCTGTGCGCCTGCCAGAACTTGCTATGTCGGTGGCGGCTGGTGTCGGATGGGTCACCGTTCCGTTAGGTGTCCATGCTGTTTGGAAGTTGTTGGAGCCCGTCCCCACCGTGCCGCTCTGGGGGGCAAACATCATGATGTTGTTGCTAAAGATGCTGGGCTGCAACAACGTGGCGGCACCAGTTGGGCCACGCATGGCCAGCATGAACCTATCAGCCAGGCTGGCCGGATAGATCACAACGCTTGACGCATCCGCCGCAGCAGGTGCGCTACCTGGGGTGGTTAGCTGAAGATTGTTGGAGTTGATCTTTACGTTGGTTGCACCCGCAAATGCTCCAGCATTGTTGTATTGAAGCTGAGTACTGCTGCCCCCTGGAGATCCGCCGGTGTCACCGCGGGGAATCGTGAAGTTGAAAATGGCAGCCGAACTGGTGCCGGCGTTGGTGATGATCGCGGAGCTTCCGGCGGCGCCAGTGGTGACAGTTCCCACGGCGATGGTGGCGGCTGTGCCGTTCGTGCCGTTCGTCCCATTGGTGCCGTTGGTCCCCGCGTCGCCTCGAGGGATGGTGAAGTTCAGCGTGGCTGCGCTGCTGGTGCCTGAGTTGGTGATACTGGCCGAGCTGCCAGCCGCCCCAGTCGTGACCGTGCCGACCGCCACGGTTGCGGCTGTGCCGTTCGTTCCGTTCGTTCCGTTGGTGCCGTTGGTCCCGGCGTCACCGCGGGGGATGGCGAAGGCCAGCACGGCGGCGGAGCTGGTGCCGGTGTTGGTCACCGTCGCCGACGATCCAGCTGCTCCGGTGGTGACCGTGCCAACGCTGACGGTGGCTGCAGTGCCGTTCGTGCCGTTCGTTCCGTTGGTTCCGTTCGTCCCGTTTGCTCCGGCGGCACCGATCAGTGCAACGCCAGAGCCCCACGCGCCGGCCGTCTTGGGGCCATACAGGCGCGTGGCTGCCGTGTCCAGATAGATGTCATCGTTGACGCCCAGGGCGCTGCTGGGGGCGCCGCTGCCGCTCAGGATGGTGTTGCCGCCGCCGCTGCCGGTGGAGAAGTAGCTGAGCGCGCTCCAGGCGCTGGCGCCATCGCCGATCTTCAGCTTCCTGGCATCAGTCTCAAATCCCCATTCGCCATTGAGCAGGACGGGGTTCACCGTCGTCCAGTTCGCAGCCGTGTCGCGGCGGATAACAATGCGGGCCGGGATCGTTTGGCTCATGCCCCACCACCGTCGTAGAGAGTTCCGGATGCCAACGCGGCGCCACCGTCCAGGATGTAATCAATCGCAGGATCTGGATCCATCTTCACCAGCGGCACCCGGCAGAAGCTGCCGTCGTCGAAGCGCTGCGGCTGGGTTTCAACCTTGTAGCTGGTGCCATCAACCGTCACCAGGTCGCCATAGCTCAGGCTGCCAAAGGTGGCTGTGGGCACGGTCAGCAGCAGATCGATCACGGTGATCTCGCCGCCGAGGATCATCTCGGAGTTTTGGTCAAGCATCCCCAGGCCGCTCACCGCGCCAGCCGTCACCGCCACACCGAAGTCGGCGAGGAACGGATCGAGCGACTCGGTGAAGGCCATCAGGTGGGCTCCTTCGCCTTGCGAGTCGGCTTGACTTCAGGCAGCTCGGTGGTGGCGCGACCCAGGCGCACCAGGATCGCCGCGTCGTCGTCGGACACGTCTTGAACGGTGCCGGCCTCCAGGTGGGTGCCGCTGGCCAGGGTGTTGTGAAGGAGAAGGATCTTCATAGGGGAAAGGGGCGGCAATGCCGCCCCGGTCAGGGTTGGGAGCCTGAGCCCTTATCAGCTGGTCGTCACGTCGAGGCAGGCAGCGAAGCACTTGGGATCGCGCACCGCCACGTCGTAGGTCACGATGCCCCGGACGCTGGTGAGCGCCTTGGAGAAGTCATCGCTGTCTTCGCCCACGGTGATCTCGAGGCCGTTACCCCAGAGGCCAAGGATGGCCTGGCTGTAGTCGCCGAGCAGCACCGCCGAGCAAACACCAGAGCTGGTGCCTTTGGTGAGGTTGCTGGGCACTTGGTTGGTGACATAAACGCCATAGCCGTTCACCACCGAAGGGGTGGAGCCGCGGCCAATGGCCAGCAGGTTGTCGTTCACCAAGAAGGGGCCGTCGGTGGTAGTAGAACCACCAGCGCGCAGCTTCTTCAGGTTGCCCATCACCTTGGCGTTGGTGATGTAGTTGACCGAGTTGCGATCGATGGGCGCGTTAACCGTCGTCAGCGCGGTTTCCAGGTTGACCAGGGTTTCCATGGTGATCGCACCGCCGTTGGTGCCAATCGCCACCGAACCGATGCCGCTGGTGCCCATGATCCCCAGAGGCTGGCCGGATGCACCGGAGCCGTTGAGGATGCCCAGGTCCATGGCAACGTTGATGCCGTCAATAATGTCAGTCCTGACAAGATTTTCAATCCCCGGCGTGGCCTGAAGCAAAGTTTGCCGGGAATACTTAGACAGAGCGGCTAAGTTCTTCGGCGAGAGAGTTACTTGGTCAAAAGTGCTCTCACTTTGCGTTATGGCCGTCACCTGGCTTGAGAGGTGGTAGGTCGAAGCCACACCAGAGCGGCGGGGAATCGCCACGTTGCCCTGCAGGCCGGGCATGGTGCGAACACCAGCGGCGAGCATCACACTGCGGTTGCGCAAGAATTCAATAAAATCCTGGTCGAGTAAATCGGTTTGCACCAGGTTGCCGCCTGTCGTACTGCCCGAAGTGACGTAAGTGGCCCGGGTGAGAGCAGAGAAGGGAATGAAGAAAGCCCGCTCAGCCGAAGGGGCGCGGCCCATCGACTTCTGCACCTCGGCGCTCATCTCGCGCACCAGGCCGGCTTCGTAGGAGCTCCAATCACCAGACAGAGCAGCACGGATGCCGGCGGTGATGTTGAAGCGGCCAGCGTCTCGCTGGTCCATCTCGACCGGCTTGACGGTTTCAACTGGCTTGGCGCTGATCTTGTCGAGCACCGCGGCGCGGGCTTCGTCGATGCTGCGGCCGTTTTCGATCAGGGTGGTGCCCAGATCCTTGAGGCCGTGGCGTTCGGTGAGAGCGTTGATGCTGGCGATGCGGGTGCGCTCGGCGTTGGCGGCTTGTGCAGCCGCTTCCGCCCGCACCGCCTCGAGGTTGAGGTTGGTGTCTTCCATGGAAGTAGGGGAAGGAATAGGGGACGGGGTTGCGGCTGGGGCCGCTCCATCGGTGTCGAGCTTTCGCCCGATCCCGATGGTGGGGTCGGCAGGAATGCCGACTACGGACACTTCGTAGGGTTGCCACGAAGTGGCGACGAAGTTGTCGCCGCGCTCTTCCATCTGGCCGATGGAATAGCCGACCGAAATATTGCGCATCACCTTGTCGTGAATGTCGGTCATCACCTCCTGCGCAAACGCATTACGGGAGAACTTGACCGACACCATGCCGCGCTTCTTTTCGTCGTCGATCCAGGCACGCTGGACCACGCCGATCACGCGCGAAGGGTCATGGTTGAACAGGACCGGGGCGCCATCAGACAGGCGGCCCAGGTCAACGGCGCCGCGCTCATGGCTGAGCACTTCGTTGCCGAAGTAGCGGTGCACCGGATGCTCGCTGGAGAAGCTGAACTCCATCAAGCGGCTTTCGACGTTAATAGCAGCGTCTTCCAGGCTCGCAGCGCGGCGGTGGGTCTGACCCTCCAGGTCACGCATCAAGTCCATCGGTCTCTCCGTCTTGGCTCAGGCTAACAACTCTGAGCACTAAGCAACAGCAAGCAAGCCAAGCGCCAGGGGAAGCTGCCCAGCAGCCACCCCGGGGCAGTGCCGCTGGATTTTTCGCCAGCGGGCCTTGCTAAAGAACGGTTGGCGGTGATACCAGTCTTCAACCAGCTGCGCACGCTTGCTGGAATTGCAGCTGCGGCAAGCAGGAGCAAGGTTTGATGACTCGTCCAGCCCACCCTTGGACAAGGCCAGAACGTGATCGATCGTAATGCGCTCAGCGGATCCGCAATAGGCGCATCGGCCCCCGAATAGATCAAGACGACAATGGACTTGGGCCAAATCCGCCGGGACCAACGAGCGAATGCGCCCGCTTTTTTTTGCCGCGTACCGCCGCCGAGCAATCTCGCGCGATGCGTCGGGATGCGTTCTATGCCAGAGATAACACTTGCGGTGAGACCTTGCCGGGTCAGCGGCGTAATGCTTGCGGCACCTGCGGCGCGCGTTTTCGCGAGACCTTTCTAGGTTTGCCTGGCGCCACCTCTTGTTGTTTCTCCGGTTGCGCTCCCTGACCCATTCGCGGTTGGCGTCGCGCCAGCGTCTGTCGTATTCAAGCCGCTCTTGCTGATGATCTGCGTTATAGCGGCGGGATCGCTCGCGCTCTGGTTCGGGGTTTGCCCAGTAAGCAAGCCGCGCGCGCTCGCGGATGGCCTCTCGATGAGATTCGTAGTGTCGTCGCCGGCGTTCCGCCGCTTTTTTCTTTGCCGCAGGATCCAGCCTGCAGCGGACGGCGTGCTTGCTGAATCCGATCGCGTCGCCGATCGATTGATAGCTCAGCCCCTGGCTCCGCAATTCCTCGGCACGGCACTGGTCCTCACTTGTCCAAGAGCGGCGCACACGGGCTGGCGCGCCTTGCGATAATTGTTCCATCGGTCTGCTCCTACAGGTCGATCACGGGCCTGGCGTCTCACCGCGCAGGCTCACCGTCTTGGTTCAGGCTAGGAACTCCGGTTGGGTCGCTCATAGCAACCGAGCCGGACGGGTCAACAGAGCCGCCCTGCATGTCGTCGGCGGGGTTGGAGTCAAAATGCAGATCAAGCTCTTCAGCCCGGTCCACCTCGGCCTTGCGTGCGATCAGTAACTCCTCGAGGTCGCCGCCCTGCTCGGCCACCACTTGGGCCTGGGTCTTGGTGCCCGATCGGATGGCCAGGTTGTCCGCTTGGGCATCTTTGAGCGGGTCGATGTAGCTCCAGCCGCGGGCCATCCACCGGCAGGCACAGAAGCGATCGGGCGCCAGGTCGTAGCTCGGCAGGCTGAGCGCGCCGCTGAGCACGGCGGCCTCGATCCAGCGCTCGAACACCGGGGTCAGCAGCTCGTCGATCAGGTACTGCTGGAGCACCTTCCAGCAGTCGCGGTCTTCGATTTGCGCCAGGCGGGAGCTTGAGTAATTCGACATTGAGTAATCGCCCGACAGCGCGGCATAGTTCACGCCCACCCCCGAGGCAAACGCTCGCAACATTCCCCGCACAAACGGCTCCAGCTGACCATCCGGCGCGTTGATCTGCGGCACCTCCACGGACTGGCCGGGAAACAGGGTCTTGAACATGCCCGGTTCGAAGGTGGTGACGTGCTCGCCGTCGATCACCTCTTCTCCGTAGGTGTCGCCAGCGCCTTCTGGGCTGGTGATGAATCCCATCAGTGCCGAGGCTGCTCGGGCCCGCACCAGTGCCGCCTGCTCATAGCCGGCCAGGTGGTGGAGTCGCTGAATGCCAGCGGCAAACCACGACACGCCCCGGGTCTGCGCTGGCCTTTCCTGCAGGTAAAGATGGATCACCTCACTGGCTGGCACCAGCAGATGGCGGGCGCTGGGGTTGTGGCCGCCTAGGGCCGTGTCGCCCGGGTGCTTGGCCAGGAAGGCATACCGAACAGGCCGCCCCCACTGGTCCACCTCCACGCCCATGCGCCATTCATTCCCCGGCACCGTGCTGCCGCCGGTGTAATTCTCGTCAAGCTGGTCAGACTCGAACACCTGC